CCCCCACTGCGGACAACGTGCGGGTGCAGGCAGCGTGTGTGATGGAAGAAGTGGCAGAGCTGATGGAGGCTTGCTATCTCCCATGCGAGAAGCTATCCGAACTTGCAGAGGACTTAAAACATGACAAGGCGTGGTTTAAGCCAAACCCTGTACCGACGCTGGACGCCCTGTGCGACGTTATCGTGACCTGTGTGGGGCTGGGGTATATGCTGGGCTATAATGTGGAGCAGGCGCTCGTTGAGGTGAACCGCAGCAACTTCACCAAGTTCGAGAACGGCAAGCCGGTGTTTGACGAGTTGGGCAAGGTGATGAAGGGCAAGAACTACGAGGCACCTGACCTTCGGAGGTTTGTATGAATCTTGAACCTTCCCTGATGCAGGTAGAACTTCTTGACCACATGGGCAATGACGAGAGTGTCGCCGGCGCAGCACGTGTCAGTTTCGACAAGCGCGCCGAGACCTACCCGCCGGATGCCAATCACGGGTTGATTCGCTATCTTGCCCGCAACAACCACGTTATCCCCTTCGCCCATGCGGTAGTCACCCTGCGGGTAACTGCGCCAATAGCCGTGCGTGCGCAGGCTTTCAAACACAAGGTGGGCTTTGTTGAGTCGGAAATATCCCGTCGCTATGTGTCTGAAGAACCTGACTGGTATTTACCCGTCTTTCGTGAGCGCGCGCCGAACGTTAAACAGGGCAGCGGCGCGGCGTTTGCCAACCCCGAGCAGTATGACTTTCAGGACGCCTATGAGGAAGCAATGGATAACTGCCTTGACCTGTACAACAGGTTCATCGAGGCAGGAGTTGCACCGGAGCAGGCACGCTTCATCCTGCCGCAGGGGGTGATGACGCAATGGGTGTGGACGGGCAGCCTGCTGGCGTTTTCGCGTTTTTACAATCTGCGTGCAGACAGCCACGCGCAAAAAGAAATTCAGGAGCTTGCCCGTATGGCAAGCGAAATTATTGCCCCGCTTTATCCTGTGAGCTGGGCGGCATTAACTGGAGTACAAGCATGAGTAAATTAGCAAAAGTAGTTCGCAATCCGGTACGTAGCCTGACAAGTAGCGACCCGATGGAGCGGGCTTTGGCATCTGCGGTTTTGTCTGACGACAACAGTTCGTCAAGTTATTCATCGCGCAGCTCGTATAGTAGCAGTTCAGACGATTCAAGCGGTTCAGGCAGTGGAGATTAATCATGAAACTTGAAAAAGAGCAGGTAAGACAACTCGCCCTCGAATGTGGTTTTCACTTGAAAGTGCAAGACGACGGCAGCAAAGACCTGAATCCGTATGTGTACCGGTTTGCAGACAAAATTAGTGAACACATCGCGCGTGCCGAGCAGGATGTTCACCGGGCGTTGCTGGCGATGATTTCCGAAGACTTGCGCAAGGTGTTGGAAAAACTGAATGCCCATGAGACCAAATCTGCAATCGAAGCGCTTGAAGGTATGCGTGTCAAGTTGGGCAGATGTGAAAAGGCGCTGCAAAGCGGAGAACCGGTAAAGGTTCGCGCGAGCAGGCATAATTTTGCAGAAGCGGATAAATTCAGACGCCTGATAAAGGAAACCGGCCTGCCTGAAGATGTGTGCCGGGCGTTAATATTGCTTTCTTTGGTTGCCTGCCGATGATGCGCCAGTCACCGACCAGCCTGCAAACCTTCCTCACCTGCCCGCGCCAGTACGAAGCTAAGTACATCACGCGGGAGGTGAAGTTCGAGGGAAGCAAGCACACCGAGTTCGGCACACTCTTGCACGCGGCAATCGAACACTACCTGAAGGAGGGGAGACCACTCCCTTCCCTGCTGCTCCCGTTGCAGCCGACGCTTGACCGGATGCGGCAGGTGTTTCTTGCGGCCGAGAAGAAGTTGGCGATTACTTACGAGGGCAAGCCGTGCGCGTGGGATTACCCCAAGGCATATCAGGGTTGCATCGTGGATGCCATGTTGCAGTCTGCCGACGGCAGCACCATCGTTTGTGTGGACTGGAAAACAGGCAAGAAGCGCGATGCGCAGGCACAGCACGACTTCATCAAGAAATGCACCGCCGCCCACTACCCGGAGGCCACGAAAATTGTCACGGTGTTTGTTTACCTGTTCAAGGGCGAGAGTGACGTGCAGTACTACAGGCCGGGCGACTCACTGCTCACGCTGAACATGAATATGGGGCTGCTGATGGAATGCTACACGCACAAATATTTCCAGCCCAAGCCGGGCGGGTTGTGCAAGAAGTGGTGCGACGTGGTTTCTTGCGAGTTTAACGGAAGAAACCCCAAGGCACGCGAGCAGGAAGACACTTGACAACAAGGGTTTTCGTCCGTAATATACACACATCCGCTGGTGGTGGATTTCCTCATGTGGGGGATGACTACAAGAAGGCACCAGCGGATTCCAGTATTCATGAGGCACGATATTCGCTTCAAACTGTTCCGGTTGCCGGGCGGTATCGTGCCTCATGTGGACTGGATTCACATGGTTATTTCCTTTAAGGCTTTTTGTTCTTCCGGCAAGATGTTATCCTTGCCGGACTTTTTGGGCGGTGTAGTTCAGTTGGTAGAACGTACACGATGAGCGTGTTTGGTCGCCGGTTCAAGTCCGGCCACTGCCCCTCATTTTTACAAGGAAAAACCCGTGACGAAAAAACGCGATTACAAGCGCGAGTATGCGCAGTACCACAGCAAGCCGGAGCAGAAAAAGAACCGGGCGATGCGCAATACTGCGAGACGGCAGGCGATTGCCGAGTATGGCAAGGCGGCGCTCAAGGGCAAGGACGTGGACCACATCAAGCCCCTTTCCCGTGGCGGCACCAACGCCAAGAGCAACCGTCGCATCGTCTCCACACATACCAACCGCGCGCGTAACCTTCGCAGCAAGCGCAGCTCATAAGACTGCACCGGGCGGGGATGTCCTGAACGGGGAAGCCAAGACCTTTAGCTTCGTCCGGTGCAGTCTTATGAGTTGTGCCGCCTTCGGGCGGCGTTTTTATTACCCTGTTTCAGGAGGTTTCCCCATGCCTGCAATAACCGAGAAAGCGGTCAAAGACCGCGTGAAAGCCATCATTGGCTTCTTTCAGAAACACCAGCCTGCCATCTACACCTTCTGCCCGATGACCTTCGGCTATGGCGCGTCGGGACACCCCGACCGCATCATTCTTGCCGGCGGACACTTCTTGGGGGTGGAAATCAAAAAGGATGCCAACAATTACCACTGCAAGCCGCACCTGAAGCCACGACCGAACGAGGTGATGCAGGCACGTCAGGCAGCCGCCATCCGCGCCGCAGGCGGCGAATGGGTGTGCATCCATAGCGGTAATCTGGACGTGCTGGTGAACTGGCTGAAAACCCGCGCGCAGGTGCCGGTATGGACACCGGCCATGAACGAGACACTGGACAAGCTGATGGTGATGTGATGGCAGTCGTTCTTCCAAGGCTGAAAAAGATTGTCGTTCCGGCGCCGAAAGACCCCGAACATTTGGCACTTCTCAACCAGCTTTTTCTTTTCCCCACGCTGCACCTGCCGGATGGCGACGTCATCGCCCTGCCGCATCACAACGACGTACTCAAGATGCTGGAGAACATGGGCATCGACATTGGCGGCTGCGACCCGTTTAGCACCTACTACGACCCGCCGGTGAGCAAACACGGACACAAGCCTTGGTGGTGGCAGATGGAGACGGCAGCGTTCCTGACTGCAAACCCCTACGCCTTCGTCACCAGTACACCGCGCACCGGCAAGACGCTATCGACGCTGCTTGCCATCGACTATCTGCAACGCTACATGGGCGTGCGCGCGGCGCTGATTGTGGCGCCGCTCACCGTCGCCGCAGGCGGTGAGTGGGAAAAGACCTGCCATGAGTGGTTTCCGAAAAAGCGGGTACAGCTCATCCACAACGACCGCACCGGCGAGGTTCACGCCTCTGCCGATATTTTCCTGATAAACCCTGACGGCCTGTCGCGGGCGGAGGGTGGCAAGGTGGCGGAAATCCTGAAGACCAAGGTAGAGCTGGGGCATATCGGTGTGTGTGTCTTTGACGAGTTGACCGAGTACGGCGGCAGCAACGGCAAGCCGACACAGCGCTGGAAGGCCGCCAATATGGTTGCAGGCAAATGCCCGTACCGCTGGGGGCTGACGGGAACGCCGGGCGCGCCGGACAAAATCTATTTGCAGGTGAAGCTCATCAACCCGCACAAGGTGCCTGGCCACTTCATGCGTTGGAAGTATCAGACGATGACGAAGGTATCGCAGTTCAAGTGGGTGCCGAAGCACGGACATGAGCTGCTGGTGAAAGAGGCGATGTCGCCCTGCATTCGCTTTGACAAGGAGCAGTTGATGAAAATCCCCGTGCCGCAAGTGGTGCATGAGGAAGTGCCGTTGTCCAAGCAGCAGCAGGAGCTGACTGACGAGTTGTTTGAGCAGTTGCAGGTGATGGTGGAGACCAACACGGTAGAAGCCACGACCGCAACCACGCTGTCGCAGAAGCTGCTTCAGGTATCGGGCGGTGCCGTGCGGGCGAAGGACACCGCTGGCGAGAGCAGCATCATCCGGGTGGATGCCACGCCCAAGTTGACAAAACTGGCGGAGCTGCTACGGGCGACGCCTCGGAAGAAGGTAGTCTTTTCCAGCTTCACCGCGGTCAATGACTTGCTGGTGGAGTTCATCAGGAGCGAAGGGTTTTCATGCGAGAAAATCGACGGCTCCGTCACCGGGCTGACGCGGGCGAAGATACTGCGTGACTTCCTTGATGAACGCAGTCCTCATGTGCTGGTGTGCCATCCGCGCACAACCGCCTTCGGCGTGGAGCTGGCGAGCGCCGACTACATCATCTGCTACGGCGTGCCGCTGACGGGCGCATTCATGTACCAGCAAATGTTCGAGCGTCTGTCCAGCGCGCGGCAGACGGCGAGCGAAACCTTTGTGGTTCACCTGTCGGCAGGCAAGCAAGACCGGCTGGCGTTCAAGGCGTTGGAAGATGGTGTGAACATCGAGCGGAACATCGTCAATCTGTTTACCCGCGACATTTTATCCCGCAAGTGATAAAAAAGGCTTGACACCAAGCGGTATCAAGCCTTACACTTATACACATTCAAGCAACAGGAGCAACGTATGGCGAGACAACTGGAAATCCCGTCAGAGATATACGAAGACGACAAGAAATGTGCGGAGTTCATTCTACGCATCAACGAACAATTAAGCAAGGTGGCGGAGGCCGAACGGATGCTGAAAGAGGCGAAAGCCGTTGCCGAGACGCAGATGATTGCGCGGCTGGATGCCACCGGCATGAAGCACTTTGCCTTTGCCGACCTTGGCACCTTCAGCCGACGTACCAGCACCAAGGTCAATTTCCCTTCCGACGAACAGGGTGGCCGGGCAGTTGCAGACGAGTGGCTGTTGGCGCTCATCAAGAACGGCATCATCGACACGCAGGCAATCCTCTACCTGCAACAGGCGCGCCTCGTTGAGGGCGGTGTGCTGGCTATTGAGGAAAAGGCTTGCAACCACAACTGGGGCGTCCTCCTGAACGCCGGGCTGGTCAGCGTCAAGCTGGTGAAAGAACAGCAGGACGCCATCGAGTCAGGTATGCTCACCCATGCAGACGTGCTGAAAAGCCAGCAAGCCTATGCCAAGGATGCCGATATTCTGCCAGCCAGTCCGTTTAACCACTTTACCGAAATCAAGCTGGCTTCCCCGCGCAAGCCTGCAAAACCCCTTTCTTCAACCAAACCCACGGAGTAATCCATGACAAACCAAGTCGCAACCTTCAGCGCGGCAAACCTGCCAAGCATCAACCTGCCAGCGGACGTTGCCGCCAAGCTGGCAGCACAATGGCAGCAGGCCGAACAAAATGTAACCTTCAGCTATCCGGTACTGAAGACCAAGAACGGTCGCTTTGTCCTGCAAGACAACGGTAACGATACCACGCTGGAAGCACTCACGCTGGACGTGTTTCTTGTCGCCATCGACCCGCGTATTCACTACACGTTCTACGCCAAGAAATTCGATGAGCTGAAAGAAGGCGAACAGGTGCAGACCAAATCCTACTACCCCGACCCGAACGAGCCTTACGACGCACCCATCCCCGCGCCATATGTACAGAAGAAAGTCAGCCAGCGCGCAGTTGTCATGCTGGCAGGCGA